GGTATCGGAGAATCCGACTTCGGAGAGTTCTGAACAAGCCCCAACTACTGCGTTAGGTGGAGCCTCAGATCCTCTTACGTTTGACCCGACTACCTTACCCGATGGTTTGGACCGAGAACCTTCATTAAGGAACTTTGACTCTGTAGATAAACTTGCCAAAAGTTATGTACATGCAGTTAAAAAAATGGGTGTTCCTCCCGAACAAGTATTAAAAGTACCGAATGATGAAGCATCATGGGATGAAACTTATAATGCATTAGGTAGACCTATATCTGCTGATGGGTACGATTTTAATAACTATGAGCAAGAAGGTGGTAATTTAGATGCCTACCGAGAAATGGCACATAGGGCAGGATTAAATCAAGCACAGGCAGAAATAATACTTGACACGATGCAAAATAGTATTATAAGTTCTGATGAAGCTTATGATCAACAACGTGAGCAAGAAGAAGTTAGTGGTCTAAAAGCTTTACAACAAGATTGGGGTCCAGAGTTTAATAAAAACTTAAATTTGGCCCAAAGAGTTTTTAATCGATTTGCGGATAGTGAAACTCTAGACTATATAGAAGAAACTGGAGTTGGTAATAATCCGCATATGATTAAGATGCTGGCACGGATTGGAGAAGCTTTCTCAGAAGGAGGTCCCATCCTAACTGGCGAACCAAGGGGATCTGGTTTATCTCCCCAAGAGGCTCAGGAAACGATTTCTGCAAAGTTATCTGATCCTGAATTTAAACGAGCTTACATGACAGCATCACATCCGAATCATCGGGAGGCTGTTAAAACCATGCAGAAGTTGTACGACAAATCTGCATAAATTAGAATCGGTATCCCACTAGATCCGCAGGGACAATCCTTGGACCCCTGCAAGTGACTAGGCTGGAATCCTGAATAGGACAACTCCATAGGGTAGATTCACCAAACTCTATTGTATGGCGTATTATGTCTAATCAGATCACGACCAGTATGGTCAAGCAGTTTAGTGATAATCTTGGGCTGGTAGCACAGCAACAAGGTTCTCGCTTGCGAAATGCCGTGCAGTTGGAAGCTGGTAAAGTTGGTGAAGAATACTTCATGGACAAAATCGGCAAGACCAATGCACAAAAAGTCACTAGCAGACATGCGGATTCTCCTTTAATTGAGACACCACATGAACGTAGGCGTGTCACTCCAACCGATTACGATTGGGGAGATATGGTCGATTCCTTTGATATGCTTCGTGTTATCATTGCAGATCCAGCAAGTGCATATGTAACTACTGGAGGAATGGCACTCGGAAGAGCAATTGACGAGGAAATTCTATCTGCATGTTATGGAACAGCCTATCTTGGAAAAGATGGATCAACATCTGCTTCATGGGATACTTCAGATGCAAATGTAGGGTCAGATGTCAGCGTTGTTGCTGTAAACTCTACAAAACATACTGGAGCAAGCGCGGCCGACACCGGATTATCTGTAGCTAAATTAATAGAAGCTAGAGGTAAGCTTATGAAGAATGAAGTCCTCAATTATAACGAGGGCGGGATTTCTGATGTATATTGCGTATGTACTCATAGGCAAATTGAAAATCTGTTGGCTTCTACTGAAGTAAACAGCATTGACTACAATGCGGTAAGAGCACTGGTTGAAGGACAAGTTCATCACTATATGGGCTTTAACTTTATCCAAACAGAGCTTGTACCGACTGCAAGTGTAACTGGACAAGGTACAGTTACTTGTGACCGTGTTCTTGTTTTCCAAAGAAATGCTTTAGGGCTTTGCATTTGGAATGACATTAATGCACGAATCGAAGAAAGAGCCGATAAGCGGTTTTCTCTTTATGCTTATGCAAAGATGACAATCGGCGCAACTCGTCTTGACGAAAAGCGTATGGTTGAAATTCAATGCAATCAAGCAGGGTAATTAACTCTCTAATGGGGGAGGAAGGAAATGCCCCCCCAGAAGGCTAAAATATGGCAAATGTACAAAGTACCTTAGTTTCAAATGAAGCTAATGTACCAATTATATATAATAAAGTTGGACTCTATGGTGCGAGACTTCGTTCCATCGTAGCAACTGCTGAAGGATTAGGTGTTGATGATAATACCTACATGATGTGCAAATTGCTCTCAAATTGGAGGGTACTTCATATATGGACATATATGGATACTAACGCTGGAGCAACAGATTGTAATGTAGGATTATATTCTGATGCTTCTGGCACAAAAGTTGATGATAATTGTTATGCTGATGCTCAGACATTTGCAGTAGCAAAAACAATTTCACCAATCGATTTGGCGTATAAAACAAGGGATATTATTAAAATGGGCCAAGAAGTTTATTTAGATGCTGGTCATACGACTGCAAATAAATTAGATGAGTATTGGCTTGGAATTGAAACTCCTAATGCTGGTGATGCAACAGGAAGTTTTACAATGACAATGAATATCCAATTTACTGTTGACTGATAATGGCAACTGGTTCTGGAATCACGGAGATCGCTAACATTGCCCTTACCAATTTGGGCGAAGCTACGGTCTCCGATGTCACAACGGATAATAACGAGAGGGCAAGACTTCTTAATAATCGTTTTGACGATATTAGGGATTCTGTCCTCCGTTCCCATCCTTGGAATGTTACTGTTAGGCGGTCTGTTTTATCTGCTTATACTTCAACTCCTGCTTGGGGGTATAAGTATGCATTTACATTCCCAACTGATACTACTAAAAATCCTGCCGAAAAATGTCTGAGAATATTAGCATTGCAGGATCATACCACTCCGTATCGAATTGAAGGTAATGAGATTCTTACGGATGCATCGACTTTAAATGTTAAATGGCAAGCAAGAGTTACGGATTTAACAACTTTAGATCCTATTTTAAGGAATGTTATGGGTCTTAGGATTGCTTGGGAGTTAGCGGAACCTTTAACTGGTAAGACTTCTCTTAAAGATGAAATGTTCCGTAAATATTCAGCTATGTTACAAGAAGCTAGAAGTCTTGATGCACAAGAAGGTGGTTCAGTAGAAAGAATTGAAATAAATACTTGGCTTGATGCTAGATTAGGAGATTATAGAACAGATTATCGTCCTGTTGATTGGCCTAGTGATGGGACAGCATATGGGACTACTTATTCTTGGGGCAAAGCGTGATATTAAATGGGAACTGTACAGAATATCCAAAGTTCCTTTTCCGAAGGTAGAATCTCGCCCAGATTACATGGGCAGATCGATATACCATCCTACAAAACATCTCTTAAAACATTAGAAAACTTTATAGTCCTTCCACAGGGATCTGTAGCAAGAAGGCCAGGAACTTATTATGTTTCTGAAGCATCTACTACTACAGATTATCAGTCCAAGTTAATCCCATTTTACTACGGACAAGGACAGAGTTATGTCCTAGAGTTTTATGCCGACAATATTAAGATATTTTACAACAATGGTATTTTAGGTCTTCAATCCAATAATGCCACACAGTTTACTATTGCCAGCACAGGATATACGGCAACTGAAATTGCTGACATTAAATATATCCAAAGTGCAGATGTTATCTTTTTAGCCCATCCCAATCATCCTCCTAAAAAAATAGAACGTACTGTTCCAACATCTAGTGAAACTGGTTATGGCTCCAGAGCAGAAGACGGATCATATTGGGCTATATCTAATATAGATTTTGTAGATGGTCCGTATGATGAGCTAAATAAAGTTGATGCTAGTTTATTAAAGATTGAAAAACCTAATAGTGGTGGTAGTACAGATTTAGATTTAGTAGAAATTGGAGGTGTAGGTGTAGATACAGCTTTAGATGCATTTGTAAATTCATCTCATGGTTTACAAGCAGGGATGAAAGTATATTTTCACAAAGATGGAATAACAAGTGGTGGTGTTGGTAATTTAGTCACAGATGATGATGCTACAGCTTTTGCTTATTTTTCCAGTAGCGACAATGCAACTGCCACATCTCAAGGTAATAGCACGACTTATTATGTAGTAAATCCAACTGCAACTACATTCCAAATTACAGATGAAATAAGTGCTGATGGTGTATTAGGGACTCCAATTACATTTAAATTAATGTCTGACGCGAGTACAACTGACACAAAATGGACTGGGAAAATTAATGTAGTAAAAATGATCTTAAAAAAAGATCGTACTAATGTTCGGTTAATAGCAACAGGCCATACGCCTTTTACAACAGGTGGAAGTTCCCCAGATATAGGTGTTATTTACAGAGTAAACGTATTAGCTGGAAAAGATAGAGATAAAATTAAAGGCATACGTTGGACTTCTATAAAAATAACATCAATTGTCAACACAGGAGAAGCAAAAGGAACTCTTCAAGAAGATTGCGTTTTAGATAGTGCTGATACATTAGAATGGAATGCAGGAGTATTTAATACTACAAATGGCTATCCTAGTGATGTCTCGTTGTACCAACAAAGATTAGTATTTGCTGGAACAAAAAAATATCCTGCAACAGTTTGGTTTTCTAAAACTGGTGATTTTTTTAATTTTGCTTCGTCTGAATTATTAGGATCATCCACAGGGAATATTGACCCAACTGGTGCTGTAATTCTTGGAGAACAAATCTTAGATGATAATGCACTTACCTTTACCATTGATTCAGATACAGTTGACAAGATTTCATGGTTATCTGAAGGAACCAAATTGGCAGTTGGTACAACTGGTGGTGTATTTACTATATATGGTTCAGAGAATGATCTTACTTTAACTCCTTTTAATTTTACGGTTGTAAAAGAATCTGCATATCCAGCAGGATCAGCAGATGCATTACAGATTGGCGAAAAAATGTTATACGTTCAACAAAATGAACGTAAAATCCGTGAAATGAAAACAGCAGGAGAACAACAAGCAGAATATGGTGCAATGGATCTTACTTTGAGATCAGAAGATATTACTTATTCTGGTGTTAAAGAAATGACGTACCAAGAGCAACCTTTTTCAGTTGTTTGGGGAAGGCTTGGAAATGGATTGCATTGACACATGAATCATCTTTGAACATGTATGCATGGTCAACACACACTATAGGTGGTACTCATACTGATGCTACTCATGGTAATCATGCAAAAGTAGAATCTATTATTACAATCCCAGAAGATAATAGATCACAAACATGGATGATTGTTAAAAGAACTATAGGTGGTAGCACTAAAAGGCAAATAGAGTACATGACTCGGTATCATGATGCACAAGAAATTGCTCAAGTAGATGCTCATTTTGTAGATAGTGGTTTAAAAACCTATAATTCTAGTGCTTTTACAACAGCAAGCGGTTATGGTCATTTGGAAGGGCAGACTTTATCTGTACTCGGAGATGGTGCGATTCAACCAGATCAACAAGTTGCTTCTGGTAATATAGGTTCCACTACGGCCCTTATATCCTCTAATACTGTAGTGGCAGGACTAAGTTATACCTCCGAGTTAGTCACCCTTCCAATGACTATGGGAGATGGTGGTGGATCATTCGTAATTGGAAATAAACGGATGATTAAAATAAACATGAAAATGTTAAACAGTTTAGGTTTGGAATTTTCTATGGAAGGTCAGGATTATGAAGAAGTTATTTTTCGTAATCCTTCGCAAGATCAATATGGAAACATGGTCCCTTTATTTACGGGTAACAAAGAAATGGCTCCAATAGCGAGATCCTTTGAATCAGAAGGAGTTTCTTTCCGATGCACTCAACCATTTCCATTTACGATCCTTTATATAGCACAACAATTTGAAGTCAATTTGGGGTAATATATGGCTATAGGAATGGCAATATTAGGTGGCTTAAATATGGGTATGTCTATTTGGGCGGCACAGCAGAAAAGAGCTTTAGATATGCAAGCCGCGAATGAAATGGAAAACGTAATGGCTGAGAATGATATTGCTAGAAATCTAACTGTAGTGTTTAAACAGAAGCAGTTTGAGCGTGATGTTGCATCGGCTAGAAAAATGGGAGCCTATAAAAAAACAGCAACTTTACTAGAAGGATCAACAAAAGAAGCAAAGAAAAGAACTAAAATAGCAACTAAAGGTGGTGTTAAATTAACAGAAGGGACTGCTTTGGATACAATGGTTCAAGAAGCTATGGTCACGCAATGGAAAATGAGCATGGATGACCATAATACTTACACTACTTTAGATAATTTAAATCATGCTCATCATGATTGGAAATCCGTGAGTGATTGGGAACATAAGGTAAGTCAACGTCAAATGAAGGCCAGAATAAGACTTAAAAGAAAAGGTGCTGATCTTAATTACACTACTGGCATGGCTAGTGGAATATTAGGAGGTGCTAAAGATATGGGTAGTGGTGATAGTTTTTATGATAGTAAAGGCAACTGGAATTGGGCAATGTAATGGCTGAATTTACTGGACAAGATTTAATGAAGGGTATGGTTCCTAGCCCTAGAAGTAGGTATCAAGCACCTACAGCAAGGGGGCCAGGAATGATTGGTGGCTATGATGAAGTCAAGCAAGGGATTGATTCAGCTAGAAGATTGTTTAGTGATTTAGCTGATTGGGGTAAAGAAATAGGAGAAAAGCAAAAAGATAGAAGAGAAAATTTAGAATATAATACAGGAATCAATTGGCTTAATGAATGGGATCGTGAAATGAACCGACAAGTGAAAAGCACACTTGTTGATACATATAAAGATCCTGAAAAACATGGTCAATTATCTACTGAAAAAAATCAGGATGATGGTAAATCACCAAGACACCACTTTTTATTTGGAGGTGGTGAAACTAAAGAAGGATGGTTAGATCAAGAATTAGATTTAACAGTAGGAGATAAAAGAGAAAAAGTTTCAGGTAAACAAATATTAAACTGGTACAAAAACTCTCCTAACGTACAAGCAATCCTACAAAGGAGATTATCAGATAAAGAGAATGCCATAGTTCTAAAATTTGAATCAATGGCAAATTCTTTAGAAAAAAAGTATTTAGAAGATAGTATAAATTTTCATGGAAGCAATAGTCTAACTGATCTTACAAATAAAGTAACATTATGGCATCAAGAATCCATACCAGAAGATCAAGATGTTTTATCTGAAAAAGCATTAAAAAATGCAAATAAAATTCATACAACATTAAACAAAGATATAAACAGTAAATTACCAGCTTGGGAAGACGAATCTGGATTAACTGCTTATGTAAATGAACTAATTACTTTTTACGATAGAGAAGGTGGAGATTCTAATTTAGGCAAACAGAATATTTTAAAAGTATACAAAAGTGTTCAAGGACAAATGTTTGCTAATGACATAGCAAAACTAGCACACCGAGAAGGTGGTGCTGATTTACTCATGCGAAGAATTGAGTCAGGTTATTACAATCTTCAAATAAGAAATTTAGGAATTTCACAACAAGGGAGATCCTTAGAAGATCATACAAGTAAAACAGGAAGGGTTGAGTTAGGGTTTGACACAAACCAACACAGACAAATAATCACTCAACTAAAAAATAAACAAAGAGATGGGTCTACTAAAACTTTTGAAAGAGCATTGCTGGCTGATAAAATACAGTTAGAAGCTAATGAAATTGCAAGTAGAGAAGCCTTTCAAACATTTTTCAAAAATGATGGAACTTGGGATGTTGATAAACATTTAAAATCTGAAGGGATGCCAGCAACAGGAGCAAATAAAGAAGCATCTCTAAAATATGGCGCACAAGTCCTTTCAATATATAAAAAACATGATAATACAGATAAAAGTGGTTTAACCAAAGTTACTAATAAAAATTTAGATCAAATTATATTTACTGCGATAGTAGATGAGCGAACTAATGAACAGGCATCAGTTAATTTTTTAGGTGACTACAACCATGGTGAAAACATTGAAAAACATCATAATCGTTATAAAACGATAAAAGATGAGTATGCAGAGTTACTACATACGCCAGAACAATATAAAGGTATGAGTAACGAGCGATTAAGAAACAACATAAATAGCATTCATAAAAAAAGAAATGAAGGTACTCAAGATAATTTAAAAAATAGAATATTAGATCGTGCTATGGGTCTTGCTAGTCAAGAACAAGCAACAAGAACCCAAAGTGGGTCAAATGATTTATTTTTAAGAGAAGGTGTAGATTTAAAAATTACTGAAAAACCATCACCAGAAGATTTAGAAACAGTCCTTAATTTACAAAGATTACGTTCAGGAACTCCAGATGCCGATTTAGTGATACCAGATATGATCTTAGATCAAGCTGTAAAAGTCGGATTTGGAGTTAATAGCGAAAATAAAAAATTTAAATTTAATACAGGGACAATTAGAAAAGCACTTGATTTAGGATCAGAATGGGCAGGTGATAGAGATAATTTTAAGTCTGCTTTGGGACAAAAGTTAGTTGCTTTAGGCAGACCTCAATTGGGCATGTTTGTAAAACATTATTTTGATAATGTCCCAGAAGAAACTAGAATTACGTTACTTAATTATTACGATACACCTCCTGCTGATAGACATTCTCCAATTAGAAAAAACACTAATGATACAAAATTTAATGTTAGAAAAAGATCAAAAGAAATAAATGCTGACTCAAATAGACATACTGGAAGAACCAAAGAACACATGGTTCAAATATATACTGATTTGGCAAATGCAAAAATAAGCAATGCAGATGATTTGTCACATACAGAAGCAGTAGATCATGCTATTTCTGAAATTGACGGAACTAATAGAGGAAATATAAACGCAAGATCACCAGCATCGGGTAATGTCACTTTAGTAAATGGTGCAGGATTTAATGCAGTTTATAACGATAAATTGACTCAAAAGAATGCTTTAGCCTATATACAAGATAATGCACCCTATGTTCTTATTACAGAAGAAGACATAATTAATATTAAAGATGATCCCGCATTTCAATCTCATGGTTTTATATTTAGGGAAAATCCAGAGTTAATAAAATATCTTGCTATGGCGATTAAATATAATCGTGCAAGCGCACTAAAATTAACGATGGATAGTACGGATGATGGAACAAAATTAGTCCCATCATTAATTCAAGTAGATTCTACGCAAGACAATGGTGGAAAAATATTATACCAATGGACTGATAAAGCTATAGACATAAGCCATGATCCTAATGATCCCTTAGACGTTCATCCTTGGATACAAGCTTATGGTAGTAGGCATATTTTAAAAGAAATGGATGAACATGCTTCAGTTGAAGGAATTACTCAGTTGTATCATGAATTAGAACAAAGACCAGATATTGTAAATAAGACAAACAAAGGAACAGATCCAGATGCTTTGGGTGGTATGGCTCTTGTTGCTCTACAAAAATATGGTATAAGAGATTTGGCTACTGTTAAGCACATTATTACAAAAGCACAAAGTTACTCTAAAACAGAAACAACAGATGCACATGTTAAACGAGCTATCCGAGATATAGAAAAAGAATGGAGACCTACTGTAGAGGGAATAAGCCAAGACGTTCAAAATGCTTTTGTAACCTCACATGCAAAGTTAAACCCAGATGATCGAAGAAAAATTGAATTAACATATGGAGTAAGAAGTCCATTAAATGATCCAACATTATCGCCTCTAGTTTATCCAGTAAAATGATTGATCCTAATCACCCATATGTAAATCCTGAAATACTTGGGGAAGCGTTTCAGAATTTCAGACCAGACGATTGGAATACTTTTAGAGATTCTATTGCTCAAGGTTTTGGTGATATATGGATGATACAAGGATTAGATTGGTTAAATTATGAAACTGCATTAGATTCTCCTGTTATCCACGAAGAAAATTGGAACGAAGAACATCCTAGTTTTAGAGAAGGTTTGTCGTATCGAAAAGACATGACGGAAAGACAGGCTGAAATATTATCTTCTAGTTATGACAGGGAGTTGTTTTACGAGACATGGTTCCAAAATGTTGGAGCATGGGATGGATATAAAATAGGTGGATATTTAGTAGGTTCGTTGCCAGACCCGATAAACTTTATACCTTTAGGAATGGGTATTACGCATTTAGCTAAAATTGGTAATGTGGCTCATAAAGCTATTAAAGG